GGTCATATTTGTTTACCTCTTTCATTTTGTTAGTAATTTCTTGTACATCTCTGGATCTTTTCGTTGCAATTCGCTGCGCTCTAGCAAAGTCATATCCTTAAGGCTCTTCGTCTTGCGGTTGGAGGACGGGTCCAATGGTGTACTGCCTTTTAGCAGTTCTTGACGGACGCGCTCTGCTACGGCTTGGTCGTGCGCAATGAGCCACTTAACATTGGTCTCGGTTGATTCTGCCTCAGGCGTTACAACATGCTTCAAATCGTCCTCTGTGACCGACACCTTGGCATCTTCGAACATTGAACGAGCTTGCTTTCCCATTTGGTAGCTTGCGAGCTGTGATTTTAGCTCATCTCGTTCTTTTTTAGCCTTTTCTAGCTCATAATCCTTCTTCTGGTCGGCATTCATCTTGGCCAGCTTTGCAGCCTCGTCAACAGCAGCTTGCTTCTCCTTCTCGGCACGAGCAAGACGTTTCTTGACGATTTCATTGACCTGTTCATCGGTGTAGACGTGCTTACCATCAGGATCAGGGTCAGCCGGTTCTCCTTGCTTCTTATCTTCAAGAGGATCTACCGGATCACCATCTTTTGGCTTAGGCGGATCGACTGGATTTTTCGGATCGCCTTGAGGTTTATCTTCAGCGAAAAATTGCAAATTCATAGGCATTAAAATCTTGGGAATCATGTTAAGAACTCCTTCCACAGCTTTTCAGACGGATCAGGCTTGCGTCTTAATTTACCGGAGCTTTTATAGTCGATCACGCTTGGACTTGATGGCATAAAAATAACCGCTAGATGCGGCTTAGAAATTATTCAGCTTCATCACCCGGTGCATATGCCGCAATGGAGCATCGGCAGTTGGGGTGAACTGGAATATCTGGCACATCGTCTACACGATAAATGCCTTTACCATTTTTGCCACCTTCTGAAATTTCCTTGCACACATCACACGCGCTTGGTTCAGCAACCCAATTACAGTAGTCATAGCCGAATTTGTGGAAGCTATCTAGTTGCGCCTGTGTTTGAATACGGGCTGATTCAGTACGTGCGATCCGTTCCGTCACGTAACGGCTGTTATTAACCGTTTCTGCCACTTGATTACGCAACTTGCGAGCAATCTTTAATGGGCTTTGTCCTTGAATGGTGGCGGCAGTCAATAGCTCATCAAGTTTAGCCTTTAGAATATCTTGGTTAATCCAAATGCGCTGTGAGAAGGTGTAATCTCCCTCTCTTTTGGATAGCAGTTTGACTAAATCAGTGTACCCACCTTCAGATACCGTTTCTCCAAGTATGCCGGCTTGCCGTTTTATCTCGGATTGATAATCATCTCTCAATTTCGAGATTAGGTCAGCGTTCACTTTCATGTGCGCATCAAGCATTTCTTGGCCAATCTCACTCTTGAGCATTTCTAAGCGATTAATCCGCATGGTAGCGTTGTATAGCTTGAGGCGATCATTGACATCCTTGCCAAAGTCAGCATATGTCAGTGGGCGGCCCTTTTTCTCGTACAACTTTTGGGCGTCATCGACGATCTGCTTGGCTTCTGATTGGTACGCCTTAACATCTTCCACCATTACTGCCCGGCGCGCTCCGGCCATGCTGTCGTTGCTGTATGCAGCATACTTTGAAAACTCTGAATCAATATCCTTTTGAATGCTGGTCAGTGATTTGTCAAAATATTCCTGAATCCGGGCATTGAACGCCTCGTCATTCTTAAGGTTCTCGACAATCCATTTCCGTTCAGCGGCCGTTTGCTTATTCCAGTAGGCAGAATTACTCGCTATCTGTTGTTGAGTCGTTGTTGTCATCATTGCCACCACCATTCAGAAATTTCTGGAAGTCCGCGTTTGACGGGCTGTTAGTAGCAGCGTCTTTTGCTTTCTTGGCAGTCTCATCAGCGATGCGTTTCATTTCGGCCTTGGGATCATCGACAAACGATAAGGTGCTAAGCATAGTCTGATCTGATACAAGGCCTTTGAGCTTAGAAGCTGCGTTTGCTTCGTCGGTAATATTCTCCGGAAGATTTCGCGAGAATGTGAAGTTAAGCTTTTGCCAGTCATCGGCTTTGCTTTCTGGAAGGATTGTCCCAACACTGAATGCGATCTTGTATAGGGACCGGAGTGACTGTGTGAACTTACGATCTTGATTGGCCGCCAGATTGCGCATTGGTAGCAATTTGTATTGCAATGCGACACCAGAACTATTACCGCTGAACGCTTCATCGTTCAAGTTTGCGACCATGCTAATCTGATAGATCATGCTGACGAGGCGATCAATAAGGTGTTCTTGAATGGCATCACCATCAGGCTTGGTCAAAAACTCGGCCGTTCCGTTAGCGGATTCAGCGTCTGGAGAATAGATGATTTGGTTGCCGTTAAGATCAAGCTTCGGGTTGCCATCCTCGTCTTCTGCCAAGGCCATGCCCTTGATAACCAAGTACGCGTTGTCAAAGTATTCATTCTGGTTTGCCTTTTGGCTTAGCACCTTGTCCAGCGCATCAATTAGCGTCTCAACGTTCTCAAAAATACCTTGACGCTCGGTGTTCATGAAAAACTCAACTGCTGGAATCTCGTTAAATGGATTAAATCCGGCCGTTCCTTCAAAGCGAACCATATCAAGGCCGTATATTCCGTCTTTCAGATACACCTTGCCAGTTAAATTGTTGTCTTCATCATGCCAATACATGACAAATGCAATGGCATGATGCGCTACCGTGTCATCATAGATGATGAATGAATTGATAGGTGAGCTGTATGCAATACACGTATTGCTGTTCTCGTCTTGGTACAAAAAAGCAAGCGCCCGTCCGTAAATGGATGCTTGCTTGCTGATTTCGCTTAATTTGTCCTGAACGCTGTTAGTGTCGTTCCACTCTTGAAGCACAGCGTTGTCCTGTGTGTTATCGAGCGTGATCTTCGGTGGAATGCCAATGTAAAACCCATTGTAGGTGTCAACGATATAGTGAGCCAAGTTGCCGACAAGACGATTATCTGGCCCGTGGTCTTTGGCATCTTCATTAAGAATATTGTGCTTGCCAAGATACATCTTTTTAGCAGGCAGATATTTTCTGCGAGCTAGTTCATCGTTTGCACTAATGAAATTGGTGATATCGTCCCCAGTGATAGCTGTGTCTACTGGAAAAATAAACACATCTCCGTCTGTGATTGAGCCTTTCCCTTGAATTGTTAATATGATGGCCACCTCCTTAGAAGTATTTGCTTGTGTTCTTGAATGCGCGTGCCTTGTTGGCCTGGCTAAGTTTCAACTGTCCAGCATTGTCCATTACCATATATTTGAAAGCATCGACCGTGTGATCGTGCTCTTTAATTACGTGTGGATCGTCAGAATGTGCGGTCTTCTCATCCCACTGGTATTGCTGATGTTCTGAGATGAATATCTTGTTGTCGTCATTGTCCAAGTAGAACACACGTCCTTGAGCAAGTAAGTTAGACACAAAGTCAATCATGTCAGCTTCCTTGCCCTTGACAATGCCATGCCAGCGAATGCCGAACTCTTTAACAAACTCGTTTCTCAGCGCACCTTCAGCAGAATCAATCGTGTATTTAAGCACGGGATGATTGTATTTTGACCTTACCTTATCAATAAACGACTTTATCTCTGGCACAAGGTCACTTGGTGCCTTCTTCACGCTCTGATTAGCTGGAGAATAGTAATAGGTGTCTAGTACGATCAGGTTGTTCTTGGCCGTAACAGCGGCCGCCACGCACGTGGTTGCGCTATTAATATGACCAGCGTCGATTGAGAACACGAGACGCCTAATTGGATCGTTGCTTGGCACCTCATCCAGTCTATGAAACAAATCCATGTTGTAGACGTTGGTTCCTAATCCAATCACATCGCCAAGATAAAGCCAACGGTAGTAGTCATAGTCGTTGGCTTTATACTTGTCGATCAGTTTCAGCTGCTGTTCGTCAGTGAATCCAAGATCATCATCGAGATAAGTTGAAGTGTCAATGAAGAAGTCCGGGTCTCCTCTCACGCTGTCGATCCACTCATTGATCCAGTCATATGGATTCTTCGGTGGGTTATACGTGTAGAAGACCTGAACTTGATCAACCCATCGTGATTTCTGTCGAATGAAGGTTGGATTAGTTTGGTCAAACACTTCAGCGGATTTGAAATTGGCTGCTTCTTCATACCACACAGCAATCACGTTACGAACGGTGTTAGACTTCAGCTTTTCAGGCTTGTCACCGCCATAGAAGTAGAATGTGCTGCCAGTTCCACGATGCGTTATGCGCATAGGCGATACGTTGAACACAAACTCGTCTGTCATTTTGAGCATGTCAATTGCCCAACCGATTTGGCTGTATACAGTGTCACGCAAGTTAACCGTGTTCTCTCGAATGACGATGATGTTTGCTTTATGGCCTTCTTGCGCTTGCCTTTTCAGCATCATGACAAGCTTCAGACTAACTGTCGATGATTTAAATGAGCCACGACCGCCGTTCAGTATCAGATATGGTGCCTTTGACCGCCAAAACGGATAAAAATGTGGTTGCACCATCTTACTTAACTTAATCATCTTCTGGGACGTCATCGACAATCACCGTCCTATCTTGCGAATCCGTATCAGTAAGCAACTTGGCCTTGGCTTCCACGATGGCAGCCTCAGCTTCAGACTTGCGAACGTCAGCCTTAGTTTTGGCAACCTGCTGATCTTCGAGTTCCTTGCTTGAGTTCCTGAGCATACCCTTATACTTCAAATACAATTCAAGAGCTTCAACCTGCTGTTTAGGCCCCGGCGAATACTTCATCGTTGTGTCTTCTAGCATTGCCTTTTTAATGTTGTCGTATGTCGAGCTTCTGGCAGTGATCTCACGGCCCATGCCAATATCAAGCAAGTGGATAATTGCCTTATCAACATCGAGATCAGCCTTGCGTTCAATCGGTTGCAGTCGCTGTTTCATGTAGGCTTGAATTTTAGGGTTTTTTAGGGTTTTCGCTGCGTTAGCCCCAATGTTGTGCGGCGAATATCCAGCGGCTCTCGCAGCCTCTGTAGCGTTGCCTCCGTTGGTAAGATAGGCATCAGCGAATGCTTTCTGCCGCTTGCTTAGTTTCATCACATATCACCACACCTCCCGAGCTGTGCTCATCTGTCTATCCCTTCGTGTACTGTTTGATCTTGTCAACCTGCAAGTCGCACCATTCGTCATGTGTGCCGTCTGCTTTGTAGATTGTTACGACTGGCATTGAACGATAATTTAGCTTGCGGAACCGCTCGTAGTCGTCCGCGTCTGCTGTTATGGTTTGCACTGGCATGACTTGCGACAGCTTGAATACTGTTCGCCGGCACTTTTGACAGTGCGGCTTCGTGTAGATAATTGCATTCATGTGTTTCTCTTCTCTCGATAATCTCTCAATGATTGATTGCTCTGTGTGGCTAACGTACCCGTAGCTGACTCTTTTCATACCTGACATGACCTACACCGCCAACTCGAATGTATAGCCGTGGTGATGTTTTTGCCTGCCACAAAGGCAAGCATGTACTCCAGTGTCCTTCAGTCCGAGAAGTCTCGAGGCTTTCTTAATACTGTCGAAGTAGTACCGGTGTCCTGAGCTAGTGATTACATAAACCGGACTTCCGTTCGCCTTTGCCATGCGTTCAACTAAAGTACCATATGTCATATTGTAAAGTCTTGTGCACCATTCCAGATTAGATACATTGTTGTTTGTCTTGTCTTCGTCTTTGTGGTTGACTTCGGGCAAGTTGTCGGGGTTCGGCAGAAACGCTTCACTCACAAGACGGTGAACGAGTTTTTGCTCAACTTTTCCATCTCGATGTAGGCCAACCTGAATATGCCCAGCACCTGCTAAATTGTAAGCGAGCACTTTCCCTTTTAAGTGGTTTCCTCGCATGTCTACACGGTCAAGACTCCTTACTCTACCTATACTTGAAATCTGATACAGTCCTTTGTAATCAGCGATGTCTCTCCATTTCTCAACTAAGCTCATAAGTGCACCGTAGCCTTTCATCGTCATAAACGAACGCATACAGCAGATGTTTGCCCGTGGTGAAGCCATTCTTAATCTCATAGGGATCATTTGGCTTTGCCGTCCCAAGCTGGCGCCACATAATGCCACGATCATCTTTAAACCGCTCGCTATGATAGTGGCCTGAGTGAAGTTCGTATGTTTTTGCCATATTGAATATTTTTTGTACTCAAATGGAAAAAGCCCTGTCAGCTTGTCCTTGGCTACATCTCCGTGTGCGAGCATAATGCCAACATGCCCTAGCAAGTATGCACAGCGCCAGTCGGTTGCCGGATTACTGTCATTGAGATCAACCTGTACTTGTGGATAGCGATCTATCAGCGCATAAAGAAAAGCGTATTCGAGATCTCCTGAATGGTTGCCGAACACGCTCTTGATTGATACGCGATTGCTATATTCAATTGCCAGCGGAATAATCTGGTCAAACAGCTTCACTGCATCATGGAATGCCTGACGCATGTTTGCGTGATCTAGTTGTGTCCCTCTAACCGTTTGTGTTGCATGAATCTGATCACTATGGAACAGATCTCCCAATTGCTCGATCACAATCTCGTTGTAGCCGTCCATGATGATCTCTCTAAGTTGACTCACCATGTCTCTTAGATCGGCGAATGTTGTCCAGCCAAAATGCAGGTCAGGCAATGGGATGACTAAGTTACGATCGCCCGATTTCTTCATGCCGTAATTGACCGGAATGATTTTGTCGTTGAACGCTTCAGCCATTTCACTTATTGATAAGCCTTGTTTCGGCTTTACGCGAATATGAATGCTGTACTGCGGAACTGTGCCGTCTTCAGTACTATGCTGCTCATACACTTTGTAGTCGCCTAATACCATCTCGAACTTATCAGGATCGTATCCACACAACTCCATCAAAGTTCGTGGGTCTTTATTTGGCTCATGCTTGAGTCTCATTAAGGCCGTTACTGTTTGACTACCATCAGCATTAAGAGCCACTTTTCTGTCAGCTGGTTGGCTCTTTCTATCTGTTTTTGCTGAATCGTATTCATTCTTGACTGGTTTTTTGAACTCGATTCCAAGCCGTTTTGCTTTTCCCTGCAACGCGTCGTAGCTAATCCCGAGCTTGTCTGCCGTCTCTCGTCTGGTAAAGCCTTCAGAGGCGAGCTTCCTAATGTCACTAATTTGTTCATCTGTCCATTGCATCTACTCGCCTCCGAAAATATAATGTCCGTGAGCAGTTTGATGACGCTGCTCACATTCTCATGAAGAACTTCCCGAGTTCTTAAGCCCTCGGATTAGGCCCCGAAAGCTTTTTTGTTGCTTAAAAAATTTCGATGAGTTAGAATTAAATTGTTCCCAACAGATACTCATTTTCACTCCTTTGTAATACCCTTTCTTTAGGCTCTCGGCGCCCAACCGAGGGCTATTTTAGTATCTTCTATAAGGAATGTGCTAATATATATATGTGAGCAGTGGCCTTTCTCCTCCAAGTCAACCGCTGCTGCTCACACAAGTATTCCGTTTTTTCATTCTTTTGGCCCTTGGACTGGTCTCTGAGGGCTTTTTTAATCCGATTTATTGCTACATGTGTTATACTCTTTTTCGGTACCGTTGTTTCACCTCAGTAAACACCGGTAGCTAGGCCCTCAGTTAATCGCTCAGAGGGCCTTTTTGTTGCACAAAAATAGCACCTCACCGTTTGGCGGAGTGCTTTAGTAAATAAAAAGATGCCAAAGCGTCATATTAGCTCTCTTGGTTTGTAGCACTAGATTTCGAAACGGCTGCCTTAAGCATATTCCCAGCATCGGTCGGACGTTCAGCATAAATTAACTCTGAAGGATTATTGGGATTAGCGTATGGTGGATTCAGCGTTCCCGAAATAAATTCAGCTAACTTATTTGATTCTAAATCAACGATTGCCATCTGGATGCTTGTCTTCTCAATGTTAGAAAAAACTGGCACTTTGCTAAATGCGGTTGCTACCCATCCAGTATTGTCTCCCTGCACTCTACCATCTACAGCAATGAATGCTTTTGGTCCTGGAACTAACGGCCAATGGTCTGAATTCCGAAGCAGAGTTAGAGCTAGCGGAGAACTTCTGTCTATTAAATTCAAAATGCTCTTGTTCTTAGAAAAAGTGCTTCCCCAATCTTTTTCATTTGCAAGATTACCCAGATAATCAGACATAATATCCAACATATCATCATCTGATGGAGCATCTGACAGTAGGGAGACTATTTTCGAATAGATACTCAGTCCGTACGGATTTGTGAGGAGAGAACTCAACCTGTGAAGGCCCTGCTCTTGATCATCGGTCTTTTGTAGATATTCTGCCAAAAGCAAAGTCTTCTTCATGTCATCCAAACGGTCTTTTAAATGATCCCCCGTATCCACAAGATCAAGGATCAGATCTCCCCATTTGCCGTTTAAGACGTCTACCGCCAGCTGCTTTCCTTTCGACTTGGCAGTATCGACCACTGCTGACCTCACATCCTTACTATCAAGCTTTTTCTGCTCTATTCTCTTATCCAAGCTCATTTTCTCAGCATGCAAAAGATATTCTGGATGCTCAATCATGGCCCGAATTTCCGCTTTCTTGTCCATTTCGTATCACCTCACAAAAATAGTACCCCAGCGTAAACTGGAATACTACATTGAGGTGATATCTGTGCTTCATGTCTGCTGCTCGCTCGCCCATTGTCAGCTAGGGTCATCGCAAGCTGTGTCCGGTCGCTAAACTGGACAATGTGGCATGCAGGAATCGAACCCGCCTGACTATCTCAGCCAGTCCTCATTGCCACGCCTTGCCACAGCTTTATCATCACTGAGGCTCGGAGGAAAAATGCGGTGTCTCAGGTTTCTCACCTTTGGCACAATACAATCATAAGGGATTCCGTTTTTAGTTCGCCACTCATTTATCAATCAATTAGTCCTCAAATAGTCCTCATTCATCGATCATTTATTGCTCACTACTTTTTCTGGGTGTGACGCCAAAGTACCAGGCCGCTGCTAACAACGCATTTTTCTTTCTGCGTGTGTAGGTTGCTGCAGATATATCGAGAATATTCATTGCATCACCGTCTGGCGTATCTGTTTCTGGCCCATCGCAATAGCGCACCCTTAATAAACGCTGATGTGATTGTTTCGGCATTGATGCAATACAACTGTCGCACCATTCACAGAACTTACGTGCCGATTCTTGTCTTTCCAAACGCTGCTGTGCATACAGCGGACGCTGAACAGTGCTGGCAGAAGTTCCGTCTCCCCATGCACTAGTGATCTTTGGATTGACTGGCGCCTTTATGAATCCACGCTCTGCTCGGTATTTATTTAGGATATTTTCGACTGCTTCCCGATCCTTTTCATCGCTAATTGATAAAAGCTCCATCACAAGCGCCACCCCTTATGGTATAATTAAATTTGTAAAAGTTTTGGGGATAAGCGTGCCTTCGTGGTGCGCTTTTTTGATGCCTTAAACGTGCGTTCAACATGTGCGTTTGCTATACTGTCATTGGAGGCCAACTCCTAATCTTTGATTTCATTCACTCTCAATCGTACGTTTGGCCTCCGGCGCGTCCCTCATTAGGCGCGCTTTTTTATTTGCTTTCAGAAGGCCGAATGAGATCCCATGGGTCAATCCCAACGCGTTCAGCGAAGTCATCAAGTTTTGCCAAGCTAACGTTGTTGTCTTGAAGCAGATGCGCCAGTTGACGTGTCGTAATGCCGATGCTTTTTGCGTAATCCTTCTGTAGCATGTGATTATCGCTGATATTCTTGCGAACATTATTTTGAAACACGCGATTACTTTTTGATTTCATTTATTTTCCTCCACTAGCACACATGCAATTGCATCGAACACTTCCCGCTTCGTTTCATTGCTCATCGTCAGTCACCTCCAACTGTTCCCTGTTGTAATCAATGATGCGTTGATAATTGTTGTTTGCTTGCCACGCGCAATCATACAGGCCACACAGATCAAGCTTGCCAATTGCATTATTCGCGGCATCGATAGCCTTTTGCGCCGCGTCTATGTCAGCTTTAGTCGTCATCGTCATCCACCTCCAAAGGCTTAATTGCCTTTACCCATGCTGGTGCGGTCTCTAATTCTTTCTGGGTAACTGTCTGGTGTTTGTATGATGGGTCTGTCTCGACTTCATCTACCAGCCATCGCCCTTTGTAACAATACGCATATAGCTGAAAATTGTCGTTGTCATCACCCTCTTCCAGTGTTCCGTCCATGGGTAGAAGATACTTCTTCTCCTTTGCCACGGTGTAGCCGTTGACGTAAGCATTCATCAGCGGCTCTTCGTCATCATCGCCATAGAAAGCAATGCTGGCTGCTGGGAACTTGCCGCTATGTGCACGTTCAACGATTTCGGCTTGCTCCTTGGTTAGGACTACCTTTTTAGGCTCCTCAACGAACGTGACAACGTGACCGCCATGATCTTTAGCCGCTAGTTCAGCCTGTTTCTTATTAGGCGTTGTAGGGAAATCCGAGATGGCTAATGACCAGAAACCGGAACTATCCGAAAAGTCCCAAAATTCACCACTGCGGTTCTTTACCGCGTACATTTTTTCTTCGCTCATTTTTCGTCCTCCACTTTCTTGATAATCAGTGGTTCCGGAATATCTACCTTAATGTCATCGCCACGGGTGTTGTGCGATTCCGTGTGCTTGGCCATGTTCTCGTTTATCCATCGGATACACTGAGATTGATACTTGGCTCGATAATACTCGGTTTCTGTGTTTAATCCTGCTACTACGTACATTTGTGTGCCTCTCATTTCGCGCTGACTGACTTCACAGCCTGATCTGAATAGTCCTTGATGCTCTGCGCGTCTTTGATTGCCTGTGATAATTCATTGTTTGCCTGTTTGGCGGCTTCTAACTGTGATGTAAGGTCGTTGATTGTCTGTTGCTTAGCATCGACCTCAGCCTGTTTCTGGGCAACTGCTTGCTGGCCTTCAACGATCTTTTGCTGAATCTGGGCATCTTTGTTTGCCATGTCGTTTCCATATTGCTGTTTTAGGGCCGCATACTGTGCCTGCGCGTCAGACAACTGATGTTGCAAATCGGACAAGCTAGATTTTGAAGCGTGAATCTTAGCCGTCAGCTTGTCGATATTGTTTTTGGTCTCCACGATGTTCTGGTGACCTTGCCAAACATTGTCGGCAATGGTGGTTGCACCGGCCCCAAACATAAGTCCTGCTAAAACAGTTACTGTAAATGTCAATTTTTTATTCATGATTTTTTCTCCTTAATCGATCTCTTCGACTTCAACTCTCGGATTAGCTTTGTCAATAAAGAACCGATCTCGCAGTTCTACAATGTGATCCCAGTTGTCGTTTTCTAAAAATTCAGCCTTTTGCATGCCGTCGAAGATAAACTTGTGCTGAAACGCGATGTTGTCCGGGTCTGTTCGCTTGTCATACCAGTACCAGTCGAAACTTAGAGGTTTTCCCCATTGAAATTTCACGCCCTGATTCATCGCTTTTCTAACAGCCAACATTACCGTTTCCGTTGCTTGTTTCTTGACTTTTGCTCCGCCGAACATATTGCCTCGTTCAACCTTGATGTACTGATTAAGAGTCATGAGGGGCAATGGAATAATGATCCTGTTCACGCTGGTTTCACGTCCTTCAGATAGTATTGATGTTGCTTGCCATCAACCATTTCAACCGTTGTGATTAGCTCTTTGGGTGCCTTGCCATCAAAAGCAACTGGCTTGTTGATGTCTTGACGTTCACCTCTGGCGTTGTATCGCTCGATTCTGATGATTCGTGCCACACCGCCAATATCACGCACGCCCATGAATACTCGATCAGGAACCATAACCAGATCACCAACCATCATTTTCGTTTTAATTGCTTGCATTTGAAGATTCCTCCTGTAGTTTCTTGTATTATTCCTCGCTAAATATCTAACGACTCGCAATCTCTTCATGGCCGTTGTTGCGGCGGGGCAACTTGATATCAAACTCGCTTGCCACTCGTCTCACGAACGTTGTTGACTTCCCGATCTGTTTTGCAACCTCTGTTAGTGTTTTGCTCTTGCTTGCCGCCTCAGAAACTTGTACTGCATACTTCTTACGGTTAGCTTCCCCGCGTTTGTTTACAGCCTTGATGCTGCTGATCAGTGCGACTGAAGGCATATCTCGATTATCAACACCGGCTACCGCACGTTTCTCGACAATCGCTTTCTTTGATACAACGATCCGGTTGTTGAACGCTTGCTTTTCGATTTTTGAGAATGCTTCGCTTTCAGAAATGCCTAGCATTGCTGCATTTTCGTAGCGCGTAATCAATTCAGCTTTGAAGTCGCGCCACACTTTGTCGCCTTGCTTGTATAAACGGACTGTTACTTGTGTCATGCTTTCTTCTCTCCTTGCTTATCAGGCCTCAGTTCGTCAAGGCTAACGCCTAGAGCGTCTGCAATTCGTATCATCGTTGAAAATGACGGATCTTTGATGCCACCGGATCTAATCATGTATAAAGTTGATGGGTTGTTGTATCCTGCTAAATCAGCTAATTCTGGGATGCTAATTGATCGATCATCTAAAATCTTTTGAACAGAATCCCACATATTGTGTCACCTCTATATGTTTAAGTACAGCATGTTGTATGGCGCATGCATTTTTGATATACTAAATTTACAGGCTACTGTAATGACCTGTAATAAATTAGATGGGGGGGACTATTGATGGCAAAAACGAAAACTAGTGTTCGCGGAACCCCAACTAAGAAGATCGTTGTTGTAAAACCGTACACTAAGTCAAACGGAACTCGTGTCGGCGGTCACCGGCGTTCAACGCCAAACTAATCTTCAACAGTCTTTAGAATCTCCTCCTTCAGGGTATAAGGTTTCCCTGAGGGAGATTTTATTTACTAACAACGAAAGGAAATTGAAAATCATGAAACTCAATCCAGACTGTTTACGTGATGTGCTTTTAGTTGTGGAAACCAATGCCTCTACCAGCCAATGGGTAGAAGCAAAAACACTTTTAGATGATCCTAGAATGAGCTCTTATTCTTACGAAGAGATCGCTTACCATGTACGCCAAGCAAATTGGGCAGGACTTTTAGCTGAAGTTAATTGGTTTATGGACGAAGGGTTTCTAATCAAAGACTTGACGCCTAGTGGGCACCAGTTCTTGGCGGACATTCGTGAAGACACCAACTGGAATAAAGTGAAGTCTATTTTGAAAAAAGTTGGTTCGTTTTCAATTTCTGCGATTACTCAGGCTGCTGCTGGCGTGGTTCAGGCTGATATACAGAAACATCTAGGCCTCTGACAGGAACTAACCACTTCATTTCAACCTCTACAGGGTCATTCGCCTCAGCTTTGAAGTGGATCTTTTCAACCTGTCCAACCTCAATGCCATTCACAAAAACTTTGCCGTTTTGAATTCGTAGGCTATTCATTTCGAGTCCTCTTTCTTTCCAAGTGCCTTTAACTGCTCCATCTGCTCGGCTAGTTTAGCTCTGTCTTCCTCAGATACTTTTTTATGCTTGGGCTTGTAACCGTCCTGCGCCCAGACTGGTAGTTTCTCATTTCGAACTGGATTGCCGTAACGGCGCTGAGGCTGATTAGTTTTGCGTTCACTATCGTTTGCTTCGACAGCAGCAACCGTGAGAAGACGCTTGCTTTCCCAGTTTTTCAATATGCCGTTGACGTACTTGTAGTTTCTGACATTGCTTTCAACCGCAGTCCGCAGCGCATTTAGGACTAGCTTCTCAGGTTCAGGTGATCCTGCTTTTCGCATGTCAGCAACCCAATCAACAAGGCTTTCTCTGGTGAACGGTGACAGTTGTCCAAACCCGTTTCCTTCCCAGAAATTGCAAATATCAAGAATTGATGATGACGACGATGACGGTTCTTCAGCAGGCCTCTCTGCTGCCTTGACTGGAGCAGTAGTCTGTTGTCGTTTAGTTTTGTCTAGTCTAGTCTCGTCTTGTTTAGTGTATGTGCTACTGTGTTGCCTACTAGGTTGTAAACTACCTTGTAAACTGTGTTGCCTACTAGGTTGCCTACTGTGTTGCCTACTATTTGACACACTGTCATCATCTTGACCACTAGGTTGCCTACTATCTGACGTACTAAGTTTTCGTGAAATATCGATGACTGAGTAGGTCGTTGCCTTAACACCGTTAGTTTGAAAATCTATCAGCCCTGACTGCTTTAGCGCGTTACGGGATTTGACGATGCCCTGACGGCTTAAACCAGTCAACGTTTCAAGTGTTCGATTCGGCATATTGAATTCGCTTGGCCAGCCTAGCTGGTTACATTGGTAAACCAGCCCATGCCATAATGCTATCTGTCCTGTGCTTAGCGGATTAACGCTTTGCTGAATGTAGAACTCTCGAATTAGCTTAAATAAATCCATGCGGTGACTCACCTCCTACTCAACCAGATCGTAGAGGCTGATGATCTTAGTCAGGTGTTTAGTCGCCCGGCAATAATCACAGTGTTCACACCGTTTTGGTTCTTCTTCGCCGTTCTTAACGGCTTCAATGCGTGGCTGTAGTTCCTTAACCCGTTCCAACCAATAGTCGAGTAAGTCTTGCGGAATTGAGACAGCCGCCTTATCTGGAGGGTCTTGTTTCGATACTGCGATGATGACAGGCACGGCTTGAACGCCATATTGCTGTCTAATTAGCTCCTGATACACGGCCATTTGCAGTGGGTAGTTGTAAGCCTCAATGAAAGAACCATAGCGATGTTCTTCTGGTAGATAAAAACGCTTGTTGATGTCCATGGTGGTTTTCAAGTCAGCGAAGTATTTATGGTTATCCGCTAAGCAGTCAAGTTTGCCTTTCCAAGCCACCCCACCGATCTCGCCTTTGACAATGACTTCTTTTTTTCCTTGATAGAACTCTTTGAACTTAGGATCTGTTCGCAAAGTTCTAATCATGTTGTCAGCAACTTGATATTCTCTTTTGAGCTGTCCTTTTGTTGTACCGCGAGTTGAAATAATCTCTGGATGTTCCTGCTTAAACTTGTTGTGCGCATAGCGGCTTTGGAAGTAGCTGTGAAGATAGTTGCCGACCAACAAGGCCGTTGGGTCGCGCTTGGGCTTCCACTCGCCCTTCAATTCCGCCAAAGCCTCGGCCTCGCAAGCCATGAACTTTTTGAACCAAGTTGGGGACTGATACTGCCAATCCATGCGATTGCTGTAATAGTTTCTACTTGTTAACTTGGTTCTGGAAGAGGTTCGCAACTTCTTTGTCGGTAACTGGACGATGTTCAGCTCGGTCTGCTTGACTGGTTTCTTTTGGCTTGGCTTCCTTGGCTTCTTTGGTATTTGCAGCATGTTTCGACTCCTCCTTCGGCTTGCTATCAATCAGATCATCAAAGTTTGGTGTCACGTCCTTAGGTTCCGCGTTGTCGTACTCATCGGCAGTGGTTTCATTGACCGCTCCCAGTAAAAGGTCGTTGTCAGAACTTGAGTTGATGAAGAACTTGGCAGCCCGGTTGAGCACCGTTCGCTTAGCCATTTCCTCGGGGAACTCTTGCTGAACCTTTTTGGTTTTGGCATGACTCCAGCTTTGATCAATCTGCTTCTTGGTCATGATGGTGAAGTTCTCAACGCCATTGTTATCGACGATGACAGCAAATGCTGCGGCAATAGCGTTGTCCTGATTCTCAATACGCGGCTCGAATACTTTGACGACCGTCCGGCCTCGATCAGAGCCAATTTGGAATTTATCGCCTTCCCGAACAACCTCGGCCCAAACATCCTGCACATTATCCAAACGCTTCAGGATCGCCAGGCTACCAAAGTATGAGCGCATCAACGTCAGGTCTTTACCGTAAGGAATGAAGTAAACCTGATTCTTAGCTGGGCTGAGACCCTGAATCACCATATTCAGCAATGCTTTAGCTTGCGATTGCGGGCTAGTTTTATCTAACAGTGATGGCCCTTTGCTGTTATCTGATAGCGTGAGCCAAGCCGAATTTAGCGCATTGCTAGGGCTATAGTTCGCCGGAAGTTTCAAGCCTTCATGCTTCTGCATCTCTGCGATGCGGTTGTTGACACTTGCTACAATTTCATTTGCCATTCCAATTCCTCCTAGTAGTCGGCGGCAATTGCCACACCGCCAAGTTCGTTCAATATATATTCGCGGATTTCATCTGGATCATCTTTGATCGTGTCACCTTCAGGCCCGATATTCGTGATAACTGCTTCGCCTGAATAAATGGGATCTCCCTTCCAATCAAGCTTTACAATCGTGGTAGCCATTTCACTTTGCCGCCTTTCGTGATAAACTTGGGCTATAAATTAATTTGCTTTGTTTTTCATTTCCCGTGGTTACAGCCGCGGGATTTTTTTGTGCGCATTTATTGAGCATGATCAAGCTAAGTCGAAACATCCAATCCCAGCCACGATCTGCATGCCCTTTGTAAATGAGGTTCTCGACCTGATCGTGCACGTCTTGCCAATGCTCTTTTGTATCTCGCATGTGCTGTCCTCCTATTCAATCCACTGCTTCCATCCGCCCACCGCCGTGGCACCGATCAGGATACCGAACATGCCAACAATAAAGAATTTCCAGAACAACGCGCTCGGGTCTAGCAGTATCGATAAGATTGCTTCTAGCATTGCCTATACCCCCTGCTGACGTGCAAACCAACGTTCCATCTTTTCTGGCTCAACACGTTGTGTCTTACCGGGACCGACAAATGGAGCACCTTTTTTCTTCCAACGGCTCACTGTCGCGGCAGAAACCTGATAGTGTGCCATAACATCTTTTGGCGTCCAATAAACTTTGGGCTTAAAGGGCTTGCGCGTCCTTTGCGACTTAGTGGGGTCGATCAGTGTGAATCCTTGTTCCATGTCTGCTCATCCTTCCTCATATAATGAAGTTTCTGGTAATGCGGGAGCCTTTCACTGAAAAGATCCATGATTGAGATGCCTAGCATTTTGCAAATAGCATTTAGTTCGGTTAGATCTGCGACTGTGCTATCCATTTTTTCGAATGCGTATGCTTTCAAGTTTTTAGCGTCATCGCGTGTAAAGTTGGGGTCATTAGCAAGGCCCTCGATGTCGTACTTGATGAAAGAAGCTTTCTCCTCGTCTTCTTCTCGTTTATCGGTGAATAAAAGACCTCGTAAATCGTGGTATATTCCGTCACCGCTAAACAGCTTAGGGATTCCTAGAAACAAGTTAGCCATTTCATAGCTTAGTTCGCTGTCATTCATCGAATTGGCAATGTCAGTAGCCTCATTTGCTCTAATGGGGGTTCCATGAAAATAATTGTTGATCGTTGAGCGCCCTAATTTTGCTGCATAAGCGATCACCTTCTGTGGCGTGTTGGTTCTAGTAGCGAATCTATTCAAAGGGCTACTAATTGTTGCTTTCATACGTTCCACTTCCTTTAAAAGATGAAATATTGGTGGATATTGATTCATGCTAGAGAGGGCTATGATTAACCCATAGCAAGCTGATCAGCGTCTTCTGCTAGCCATTCGTCAACTCGGAACGGGATTCACCCGGACTCAGTCGTTGTGGATGTTACCGATGAGCCTTGATAGTTTGTTGGATAGCGCAATCAGCTGTGCTGCCTCTTCCAAAAGTGCATCGGCTGTTTGTGCTATTTGTTTGCGCTCGTTTTCGTTCATTTGACTGCCTCCTCTCGCTGGGCGGGAATGTGTTTACTTAAAGTTGACTGATATTCCAAAAAAATAAGATCAGGCTTCGTTTTTAAGGCCGTAGCAATTTTGAATGCCAATTCATAGCTAACGCGGCGTTCTCCACGTTCTATCAATGAATAATATCCTTTACTGATGCCAATCATATCTGAAATGTCTTGCATTGTAAGATGAAATTCCTTGCGGCGTTCTTTCAGCTTTTCATTCAAATGATCACCTCCTAATCAACTTTATGTAAACACTATAATCTACAATTAGTAAACTGTCAACGGAAAAGTCAACTTTTTTTAAACTTTGTTGAGTTTACAATTTGTATACACTATTCTATTCCTATGAGGTGATATGATGAGCTTCGGAGAAAGACTAAAAGAACTTAGAAACGAAAAGAAGATGACCCAATCTGATGTTGGGAAAATTATAAATGTCAGCAAAGCGTCTGTTTCTTTATATGAAAAAAACGAAAGAACTCCTGACCAAGATTCTATTAAAAAACTGGCTCAGTACTTTAATGTTTCTACTGATTTTTTGCTTGGAGTTACCAATGTCCGTTCAAAACCGGAGCAAATTGATATATCAGATTCAAAAAATGACACCATTATGACCTTCGAAGGACGCCCCATTCCGCCTGAAGACCTTGAGATAATCAAGAGACTTCTTCGAGGTGGCAACCATGATGACTGAATTCACCAGCGATATGTTGAGAGAAGTTTTAAACTACGGCTTTGACCGGGGAGTCGGTGCTGAATTGACATATCAACTTAAACCGTATACTCCGTCAGTTTCTAATCCTGAAACACGTTGGATTGCGGTTAACATGAACTGGCATAAGCCGAAGCAATTGCCATATCAGGCTGCACACGAAATCATGCACGTGCTACATCAGGACCCGGCCTGTCTGTATTTCTACTCTGCGTCAAAGAACAGTATTGAGGGCGAGGCAAATATAGGTGGGATCCACATACTCGTTCCCTTATTCTTTGCTGATATTGATCAAGAAGATGCTAACTTGAACCGATTCATGGAGGCCTTTGATATTCCGTCACCTATGGAAGATACAGCGTTAGAAGCTATAAAAGAATTCTATTTGTAATGGTTTAATAGTCCAAATACTGACGACTATAAAAGCTGAAAATTATTTATGGAGGAAATCAAAAATGGCAAAAAAGGTAATGGGTACAGACGGCAAGCAATATAAGGTAAAGAAGCCTTTTTACAAGCGCGTATGGTTTTGGCTATTAGTTATTGTTGTGGTAGCAGCAATTGGTGGTGGCCTCAACAATAAGGGCAAATCAAGCAGCGAATCCACAGAAAAAACCACAGTTAGCAAGACAGACAAAACGTCCTCAAACACATCAAAAAAGGAAAGCGGCAAGATTACTCGCGCAGACTTTGACAGCATCAAATTGGGTGATTTGATGGAAAACGGCAATGGTGGTGCCAAATTAGATGATTTAAAAGCCCAGTTTGGGAACCCGTCCTCTACCTCGAGCAGTACCACAAATGGAGTTAAGACTGATCTTGTAACGTGGACTAATGTTGAGGGTGGCTGGGGAGCTAACGTAATTGTTTCCTTTACCGACGGAAATGCGTTCAGCAAGAATCTTACTGGCTTCAAGTTAGGCCGCAAGCAAAAGATTACTTTGGCAGATTTCAACGCGTTCCAGGACGGTACAAAATACGCTGACTTCACCTCAAAATGGGGACAACCCGACTACTACAATGAAAGCCTTATCGGCGGTCAAAAGAATGTTGTGGCCGGTTATACATCTGGTGTAAAAGGTGATCTGGGTTCCAACTTCAACGTGACCTTTACAAATGATGCTTTAAGCGGGAAAACCCAGTCCAATATGAAATAGCCCTTTTACAGGCCCCTACTTGGGGCTTTTGCTGGGCACAAAAATAGCCCCGGTGGCGAGGGCTAATAAGCAAACCAAGTAAACACGGTCAGTACAATGTAAGGAGATGTCTGACACGAAAATTGAAACAATGTGTGCCGAATGCCGCGATTATAAATCTAGTGCTGTCGCGGAAGTAACTGATGACGAATCACTGAAATTTATATGTCCTAGGGGTCATACATTTCATGCAGTATTACGCACCCCTCTGTATGTTCCGATATTTGAAAATGCTTTACGAGCGTATGATGATGAAGAATACTATGAGTGCTATCTAAGCGCAGTTACGAGCTTGGAAAAATTCAGAAACACAGCTATCAAAGCTTACTTTTGGTCAACAAACAACCACAAACCAATGGACAAAATCATTGATAAATCACACGCTATCAAGTATTCAGAAAGATCTATTGCTTCGTTTGCAACGATTTCCCTACTACTATTTGGAGAATCAGCAATTCCTATGTTGAACAAAATGTACGATTCCACAGAAAAACGCAACAGAGTTATTCACGGGACTTTAATCCCAACAAAAGGTCTTTGCGAAGAAGTAATTAAGAATGTTTACCAAGTCGTCAAGTTTTTCCAAATTAGCTGGATTGACGACGATGGGTACTGTCCCATCTCAAATTATCAGGATGCGATTGCCACGGATAACTATGAGGCAATTATTAGCAACAAAAAAGAGCATGAGCTCGCAGTTCTTGTAGGAAAACTTTACACTCTGTCAGCTATACAAGTGGTACATAAGGATAAAGAACTAGACGTAGAATTCAATCGAAGCTTCAAAATAATCATGGATATCCACCACAGAGTTTTTTGGTGATCATATAGATAATGAATCAGGTTGGATAACCAATTGCCCACTACTTTTTTCAAAATAGACATTGTCATCAATAACAGCCGGACGATCATCTGAAATACCCTGAATTCTGATTGTGGAATCACTGGGTAAAGACTCTAAATATTTCACAAAATCCTTCACCTTGACAATTCCATCTTTCAAATCATATGAATAACTATAACCTAGCTTGTCTTCATTCATCATCATCGCTCCTCTATGTGAATGTCTAGTTATCTTTCACTGATTATATCATAAAGAATTTCGTACTAATCATTCAGAACGTCATCACCGCCGAGATCCGGGATAAACTACATCCAGGCTCGTAGCTTTAAAACTCAGTTGAACTTGCGTTGTGTCGTTCAGCGCAGGATGAAGCTGTATATCATTGACCAGGTTAATTTCGGTTCCATTTACAAAAACATGTCCTTCTTTTATCTCAACACGATTTTCCATTTTAGTCACTGCCCTTCTAGTCGCTAATGAACAATATTCATCTAATTATAGCAAAAATGAATTTGATTCACCATCAACGGTTAAAAACATAGCTACTCGTATCAAATTAATAGTTAAGATAGGAGTATTACTTATGGCAAATTCTACGATCAGGCAGGCCGATATACTGTTAAGAGAGTGTACCGTTATGCAGGTAGCTACGCTTGATACCGATACCGGTTTTCCTAATATAGTTTCGCTAACACCACTTAAATCACACCGATCGCTGAAAGAAATCCTTTTTTACACTGATCGCGACACTACTACCATTCAAAACGTCCTAGAGAAGCCTGTGGTGGCTGTTTACTGCTTCAATGAGCTACACCACTCATCGTTGCTATTGCGTGCAAAGGCCGTTGTATTGACCGCTGAGGAGGCCATACCAAGCTTTACGGAAAGCCTCAATTCTTTTCAAAAATCGTTACAGTATGATCGACCCGTCATCATCCGTTGCAACCCACTAACCGTCAAGATCAGATACAACAATGACATCGAGTTCAGCAAGCTAAACGAAATCTAAGCTCAGTTCTTGGAGATGCACTTATGAATGGTCCAGTTACATTAAGTGAGGCACACTTCATTGGCCTCATCATTGTTCTTATAGGCGTCTACTTAGCCTTATTTGGCCACAAACACCGTTGGGTATATTGGCTCATTGACCCAGACAAACCCGGCAGCAGCCTCTGGTTGGCAGCCGTTTTCATCATTATCGGCGTGCTCATGATGATGGTTAGAAAGATGCAATAATACGACTTCATAAAGGGGGGCTAGTTTTCAGACAAAGAAATAGCCTTCCGCGGAAGGCTGCGTGGGCGATGAAGCAAAACTAAAAATTAAACTATTTGAAGGAGAATAAAATGGAAGACCATAATCTGCATGATGAGGCTGAAGCCGAAAAGAAACTGAGAGAGTATATCTATGTTGACACCGACTTAATGAATTCCTTATTAGCCCAGTTTGACGAAGGCTTGAGCACCCTGACTACGCGTATGAATGAGAAAACCTCCATACTGACTCAGGTCGCAACTAAAGGTGGAAGAAAATCCGCAAAAATTAGCGGCGGAGTCCCAGGGATAGCAAATGGTTCAGGATCGGCCGAAGATAGCCACTCTATGGCAGACGAAAGTTCAACACATAATAGGCATCAGTATTCAGAGAATATAGTATACGGTGATTACGGGGTCGAGATCCTTGAAGGCTATCTAAAAAAACAATTTGTTCCTGTTGAGAATGCGGAACCAGGAGACTTGGTACTTTACAAAGATAGCTTTTCCTTATACGACTTCGATTCTCTTGAAGCCGGTACCAACCCTGAAATTATTGATCCAGTGCTGAGATTGTCTACAGATAATGTTTCAGAAGAAAAGTTAGATGGTTACAAAAAACAGCTGAGAGTTATCCAAGCAAGGACAAGGAATGCCAGCAACGCGAAAATGCAAATAGATGACATGAAGAAGAAAATCCAAAAAGCAGAACAAAAGATAACAGAGGACAAAAGCTCGCAAGAGAATTTTAGAAGTGTTTATGCAATGGTGAACTTCTTTTAAAAAAGTATGCCGAATAGTGTCATTGTTTCCACTGAGCAAACCGTTGTTTTTGCACAAAAGTCTCTTTTTAGATTAAGCCCATCACAACTTCAAATGCTACAAAAAAATCCACGAACCCTTTATATAATGGGAATCGTGGAAAACAAATCAGATAATACAAATTGGAAACACCAAACTCTTACAAATTCTCAATTGGCACCCCGTGATATTGGTGCGATTGCAAGTTACTTGTCATCAATCGCATTGACTAACTTTGGCATTTCACAAAAAGAGGATTCTTTAAGAATTCGGCCTATCTCTATGTATTTTTAAATGTCGTTTAGGTCCTTGGTGTTCCGCACTTGGTTTGGTGGTCAGAGAAGCTTTCTTCATTTCACGATCAATCTCTTCTTGCATTTTCTGAATTTTAGAGTCTTCACGTTCGTAAGTTTTTTTAAGCGACGAATAAAGTTTAACCGCGTCTTGGATTTTGAAAGCCTTCATCATGCCACCACCTTTCCATGCAATCATAATATAAAAGTTGCAAACGGTCTACCAAAAGAATCTATCCATTTAGAACCAACGGAGCCTTGTTTTTAATGAGGCTTTTATTTTAAGGACATAACGAACATACGTTTGAATTACAAGCTCTAAGAGTTCAAAAGGAGTGCGATATCATGGCATCAATTAGCTCATATAAACTAAAAGATGGCAAAAAGGCCTGGGAATTCTATATATTCGCTGGTGTTGATCCGCAGACAGGAAAAGAAATAAAGATCCATCGGCGCGGTTTTCCAACCGAAAAAATAGCCCAGCAAGAAGCAACTTTAGCTGAGTCCGAAATAATCAGAGGCCACTCTCACTACCAAACTGAAAGAATTTTAATGGCTGATTATCTTAATCAGTGGATCACCAAGCTTAAGGTTAATGTAAAAGAGGGATCCATGATCATCTATCGATATAACCTCAAGAAATACATTATCCCCAAAATTGGGGATATTCGACTGGCCAAATACACGCTTAAGGAACATCAGGAGTTCATCAGCAGTCTATTCAATGATGGCTTGTCTCTTAACACAGTAAAGCTCATCAATGGAACATTGCACAATGCGTTAAAAAAAGCCGTTGCAATTGGTTACATTACCAAAAACCCTACCGTTGGTGTCGAGTTCAGTGCGTATGCTAAAGACAATTCCAAAAAACTTCACTTTTGGACAAAAGATCAAGTTGGATCTTTTATAGAAGCAGCTGAAGAAGATAAAGAGCCCATGTGGCTATCATTCTTTGTGACGCTGATTGACTGCGGGCTTCGTGTGGGTGAAGCCATGGCTCTTCGCTGGTCAGACATTGACTTCAACAAAAATACCTTATCAGTCAATGCAACACGAATCTATCGTGCTGAAACTGGATCAAACGCTGGCAAAATAGCGCTTGATCGTCCCAAAACATTAAGCTCTAAGAGAACCGAATACATGACCGCTCGAGTAAATGATCTTCTTCAACAACAATATGAGCGCCATTTCAGTCACGGCAATGTACAAGGTTTTCGGTTTTCTACTAGCCACAATAACGATTTTGTCTTCACCTATTCGTCTGATGCCAAGTTTGGACAACCGCTCCGATCTCGAGCAACTACCGGTGCTTTTAATCGCATCACCAATCGGGCTGGACTTCCTCACATCCGTATCCATGATTTAAGACACACGCATGCCGTTTTAATGCGTGAGGCAGGATTAAGCCTTGATGACATCAAAGATGATCTTGGGCATAAAGACATTTCAACCACTCAAATCTATGCTGAAATCTCTCCGGCAAAAAAGAAAGAAAACCATCAACAATTCGAAAAATACCTAAATCAGTGAATACAAAAAGAGCTCCAGAACCTGTGTATAAGTCCGAAGCCTTCACCAAAACTTCACCACGGACTTTTCTAACATGATTCTGGAGCTCTTTATTTACCCTATTAAAAGTCGTGCAAGCCCTTGCGATTAAAGGCGTGCGTTCAATTCCTTGGTCATATCCTCATAACCCGGACGG